GGTCGCCTTCTTCTCAGCGTTCAGCACCACCTCGGCAATCTCGCTGATGCTATCCAGCGCCACCGACTTGTAAGCCTTGGCCTCGTCTGCTTTTGTCAGCCACTCGTAAGCCTCCATCAGCTCAGTCATCGAGGTGATCTCGATGAATGGCAGGTCGGCGTCCTGGACGGACAGCAGGCCGCCTTCAGCCGACAGCACAATGGGGCTGGGGAGGGTTTTGATCAGGCTGGTCTTGCCAGCACCGGCCTGGCCATAGACCAGGACTTTCACACCGTTGGCAGCAAGGCTGCCGGTGGTCTTCACGTTGATTGCCATGTGGCTCTCCTTTGGGGTTGCTGCGCTTTCGGACCATCCGGTCGCGCAGTGGTTGCATCATAAACCGGAAATCGGGTATAGTGCAAGCACTCCCGCAAAAATAATTTTAGAGGTGCAAATCATGATGACTGTTGAGCAAATCAAGAAACGGCTGGAAGATGCTAATCTCAAGAGGGTGGCCGAGAATGCTGGCGTGCATCCGGCCACGGTCTACAGGTTCATGCAGGAGGAGTCCAAGCCCCTGTACGAGACGGTCAAAGCGCTGTCGGACTACCTGACACGCCAGGAGGCAGCAATTAATGGCTGACCTGTCCAAAGTACTCGGCGGTCCTTGGTCGCCACCACCAGAAAAGCGGGTTGCACCGCCAGAGGAGCAGCTCCTCGATGCAATCAGGGAAGCAGGCCTTGAGCCACCGGAGCAGGTGATTCTGGACGGCAAGATTCACCGATTCAAATCCGGCACGAAGGGCGCACCAGGGCATGGCGATAAGCCTGGCTGGTATTTGGTCTTCGGTGATGGCGTGCCGGCCGGTCGCTTCGGCTGCTGGAGGGCAGGCGTGGAGGTGACATGGCGTGCCGATGTAGGACGAAAACTCACGCAGACCGAGGAAATGGCCCACGCCAGACGCATGGCCGAGGCAAAGGCACTGCGGGATGCCGAGCTGGAGCGCAAGCACCAAGTGGCCAGCGAGACGGTCGAGAAAATCTGGACAGGTGCCCAAGGAGCCAGTCCAGAGCATCCGTACCTGCAGCGCAAGGGCATCGGCGTGCATGGGGCACGAATCACCGGAGACGGCAGGCTTGTGCTGCCACTCTACGACCAAGACGGCACGCTGGCCACGTTGCAGTATATTGACCACGATGGCGGCAAGCTGTACCACCCAGGCGGCCAGACCGGAGGAAAGTTCTGGATGGTAGGCTCACTGGATGAGCCTGGCACACTGTTTATAGCTGAAGGTTTTGCCACAGCATCGACCATCCATGAAACCACGAACAGGCCGGTGGTGGTGGCCTACAGTGCCAGCAACCTGGTTCCGGTGACAGGTATCCTGCGCGAGATGTATGGCGCAAGCCAGGACATCGTGATCGTGGCCGACAATGACAAGTCAGGAGTTGGGCAGCGGTATGCAGAGCAGGCCTCGGCCAAATTTGGAGCGAGGATGGTCATGCCGCCAATCGAGGGAGACGCCAACGATTATGCCCAAGCAGGCCACGACTTGGCCAGCCTGTTGCTTCCACCCAAGGACGACTGGCTGATCCTAGCCGACGACTTCTCAGCCCAGCCAGCCCCGATCTCTTGGCTTGTCAAGCGGTGGCTGCAGTCCCAGGCGCTGATCATGGTTCATGGCCCATCGGGCGGCGGCAAAACCTTCGTGGTGCTGGACTGGTGCCTGCGTATTGCCTCACAAACGCCTGAATGGGCTGGCCAGAAGGTTCGGGCAGGTAATGTGGTCTACCTGGCCGGTGAGGGCCACCACGGCCTTCGTGGTCGCGTTGCGGCCTGGAAGCACCAGCACCAAGTCGGACGCCTGGCCATGTGGTTGTCAAAGGACGGCTGCGACCTCAACACCCCGACCGGATACCTGAAGGTGGTCGAGCAGATCAGGATGCTGCCAGAAAACCCAGCCGTCATCGTGGTGGACACCCTGCATCGATTCCTGGCCGGTGACGAGAACAGCGCACAAGACGCCAAGACCATGCTGGATGCCTGCAACAGCCTGATGCAGGAGTTCAACTGCAGCGTGATTCTGGTTCACCACACTGGCGTGGCCGAGGAATCCCAGCACAGGGCGAGAGGCTCGAGCGCATGGCGAGGCGCACTGGACATTGAGATCAGCATCGTGCCAGGCAAGGACGACCAGCCCATGCAGATCGTGCAGCGCAAGTCCAAGGACGCTGAGCTGGCCCAGACGGTCTACGTTGAGCTGCAGCAGGTCACCATCCCAGGCTGGTATGACGAGGATCAGCAGCCGGTCACATCGGCAGTAATTGTCCAGTCACAAGCACCAGCAAGCCCCAAGAAAGACGGAAAGATCGAAAGCCACCGCAAGACGTTTGAGAACGCCTGGTGGGCATCAGGAGCCGAGGAGCGTAATGGTTTACCCTATCTCAGCAGGTCAGCCATGTTGGACTACCTGATCCAGAAAATGGACGTCAGCGAGACGTCTGCCAAGCAATACCTCAAGCCGAGCGTGCCAGGAAAACCCATCGCAGACCTGCTGCTGGCCGAAATCATCGAGGCCTTCGAGCATGGCTGGACGGTGATTGATCAGACCCAGGCAAGCTCAATGCTGATCAGGAAGTCGGAGAGATGATGGTAGTTATCCACAGGGTTATCCACAGGCAAGGAAGGGTAACAGGTAACTGTGACGTAAAAAAACGTAATCAGTTACCTGGGGCAAAGGCTGCGTTTAGGGTAACGTAACGTAATCCCCCCCTTTAGGGGGGGTTACCAGTTACCCAACGCTGCGGCCAATTTCATAACCAGAGCCACAGAAAAAGTGGGACAAAATTATCCACAGGAAAGTTAAGAGACACTAACATGAACGAACCAGCCGACCAACCAAACTTCAGCACCTGGCAGCACGACACCCTGGCCAAGTTCGCAGCCGACTGCTACACCAGGCTCCAGGCCGAGCAGGCCGCCAACGAGCAGCTCAGGCTCGACCTCAAGGACGCCATGAGGATGGCGAGAAAACAAATTCTGGAGGAAAATCAGGCATGACCACGAAATCCCACAAAACAAATCCAGCCGATAAGGTCGAGCAATGGCCCATCGAAAAGCTGGTTCCATACGCCAAGAACTCGCGCACGCACAGCGAGGAGCAGGTCGCCCAGATCGCGGCCAGCATCCGTGAGTGGGGCTTCACGACCGCAGTCCTGGTGGACGAGTCCGGCAGCATCATTGCCGGTCATGGTCGCGTGATGGCGGCTCGAAAGCTCGGCATGGCATCATTGCCGGTCATGGTCGCGGCAGGCTGGAGCGATGCCCAGAAGCGCGCCTACGTCATCGCTGACAACAAGCTGGCACTGAACGCTGGCTGGGACAACGAGTTGCTGGCGCTGGAGTTGGCCGAACTCGATGGCCTGGGCTTTGACGTTGAACTGACCGGCTTTTCCGACGAGGAAATCAAAGCCCTGATGCCGGTCGAAGTGACCGAAGGGTTGACCGACCCGGACGATGCCCCGGCCGTGCAGGAAAATCCTGTCACCGTGCCTGGTGACGTCTGGGTGATGGGCAAGCACCGACTGCTGTGCGGCGACTCGACCAGCGTCGATGACTTGGCCAAGCTGACCCAAGGCAGCCTGGTGGACATGTGGCTGACTGACCCGCCTTACAACGTGGCCTACGAGGGCGGCACAAAGGAAAAGTTGACCATCAAGAACGACTCGATGGGCGATGACCAGTTCCGGCAGTTCCTGCGCGATGCCTACACGGCAGCCGACACGGTCATGAAACCCGGCGCGGTCTTCTACATCTGGCACGCAGACAGCGAAGGCTACAACTTCCGAGGCGCGGCCAAGGACGCTGGCTGGACCGTGCGGCAGTGCCTGATCTGGAAGAAGTCCAGCATGGTGCTCGGCCGACAGGACTACCAGTGGAAACACGAGCCGTGCCTGTACGGATGGAAGGACGGTGCTGGCCACCTTTGGGCAGCAGACCGCAAGCAGACAACCATCCTGGAGTTCGACAAGCCAGCACGCAACGGCGAGCATCCGACCATGAAGCCGGTGGCCCTTTTCGAGTATCAACTGCTGAACAACACGAAGGGCGGCGATATCGTGCTCGACTCGTTCGGCGGCTCAGGCACGACCCTGATCGCTGCCGAGAAGAACGGCCGCACTGCCATGATCATGGAACTGGACCCACGCTACTGTGACGTCATCGTCAAGCGCTGGCAGGAGTTCACCGGCAAGCAGGCAACACACGCAGAAACTGGAAAACCTTTCGCGGAGGTTAAAAATGGCAACGAAAAAGCAAACAAAGAAGCAGCCTGAAGCTGCTGAAAAATCGGTCACAAAAAAGCAAGGAGGTCCCAGGCCGAACAGCGGAGGGGCGCGCGAAGGGGCTGGCCGACCGGCATTTGTGCCCACTGAATCCGAACGCAAACAGGTCGAAGCCCTGTCCGGCTACGGCCTGCCCATCGAGCAAATCGCAGTCCTGGTGCGCGGCGGCATCGACACCGACACGCTGCGCAAGCACTTTGCCACCGAGCTGACGGCAGGCAAGGCCAAGGCCAACTCTGGCGTTGGTCGGACGCTGTTCCAGAAGGCAATGGGCGGCGACACGGCTGCCATGATCTGGTGGTCCAAGACCCAGATGCGCTGGGCAGAAACCCAGAAGCACGAAGTCACAGGGGCTGACGGTGCGCCTCTGGAGTTCAGGGAGATCAAGCGAGTGGTCGTCAAGGCATGACCGTCTTGCAGCTTGCCACTCCAGAGTGGGCACTGCCACTGATGGAGCCATCCCGCTACAAAGGCGCATGGGGTGGCCGAGGCAGCGGCAAGTCCCATATGTTTGCCGAGCTGATGATCGAGGCCCACATCATGGACCAGAAGCGGCGCAGCGTCTGCGTGCGCGAGGTCCAGAAGTCGCTGGCGCAGTCGGTCAAGCGCCTGCTCGAGACCAAGATTGAGCAGATGAACGCTGGCGCTTACTTCGAGGTCCAGGAGGCCGTCATCAAGTCCAAGAAGGGCGATGGGATGATCATCTTTCAGGGCATGCAGAACCACACAGCCGACTCAATCAAGTCGCTCGAGGGCTATGACTGCGCCTGGGTAGAAGAGGCCCAAAGCCTGAGCCAGACCAGCCTGGACCTGCTGCGGCCAACAATCCGCAAGCCAAACTCCGAACTGTGGTTCACCTGGAACCCGCGACAGCAGACCGATCCGGTCGATCACCTGCTGCGTGGTCCGACGCCTCCAAAGGACGCCACCGTTATAAAAGTTAACTTCACCGACAACCCGTGGTTCCCAGACGTCCTGCGCGACGAGATGGAGTACGACAAGCGGCGCGATCCTGACAAGTACCAGCATGTCTGGATGGGCCAGTACTTGACCAACAGCAGCGCCAGGGTGTTCCGCAACTGGCGAGTGGACGAGTTCGAGGCACCTCGAGACGCCATCCACCGGCTCGGCGCTGACTGGGGCTTTGCCGTCGATCCGACCGTCTTGGTGCGCTGCCACATCATTGGCCGCACCCTGTACATCGACCACGAAGCCTACATGGTGGGCTGCGAGATCGTGAACACGCCAGAGCTGTTCATGACCGTGCCGGAGGCAGAAAAGTGGCCCATCGTGGCCGACTCGGCCAGGCCGGAGACGATCAGCCACATGAAGAAGAACGGCTTTCCAAAGATCATGACGGCGGTCAAAGGCCCGAAGTCGGTCGAGGAAGGCATCGAGTTCCTGAAGAACTACGACATCGTTGTCCACCCCCGATGCATCCATACGATTGACGAGCTGACCCTTTACAGTTATAAGCAAGACCCATTGACAGGCAAGATTCTGCCAATCCTGGAGGACAAGAAAAACCACGTGATTGACGCCTTGCGATACGCCTGCGAGGCAGTGCGGCGGTCCAGTGCGGCCAAGCCTGCCGTCTTCACGCCTTTGCCAAACGTAAAGAAGTGGTGAGACAATCGCACAAATTGAGGAATTAACCTATGGCCAGAATCTCTAACGACCAGCGCCTTGCCAACCTTCACACAGAAGCCCTGGCGCAGTTCGATGACGTTCAGAGCGCACTGCGCGACGAGCGTCTGCAGTGCCTACAGGATCGGCGTTTCTACTCTCTGGCAGGCAGCCAGTGGGAAGGCCCACTCTGGGACCAGTACGAGAACAAGCCGAAGTTCGAGGTCAACAAGATCATGCTGGCCGTGATCCGAGTGGTCAACGAGTACCGCAACAACCGGATCACGGTGGACTTCGTGTCCAAGGATGGCACAGAGAACGACAGGCTGGCCGAGGTCTGCGATGGCCTGTACCGTGCCGACGAGCAGGCCTCCGTGGCCGACGAGGCCTACGACAATGCCTTTGAGGAGGCAGTCGGAGGCGGCATCGGAGCTTGGCGGCTGCGCACGGTCTACGAGGACGAGGAAGACCCAGAGGACGACCGGCAGCGCATTCGCATCGAGCCGATCTTCGACGCTGACAGCTCGGTGTTCTTCGACCTCGGTGCTAAGCGCCAGGACAAGAGCGATGCCAAGTTCTGCTTTGTCGTCACCAGCATGACCCGCCAGGCCTACAAAGACACCTGGGGCGACGATCCGACCGACTGGCCCAAGATCATCCACCAGTACGAGTTTGACTGGTGTACGCCTGATGTGGTCTACGTGGCCGAGTACTACAAGGTTGAGGAAAAGACCGAGACCATCCGCATCTTCCAGGCCATCGACGGCACTGAGGAGCGTTACAGCCAGGCTGACTTTGCAGCCGACGAGACCCTCGAGGACACGCTGGCCGCCATCGGCACACGCGAGGTGCGCCAGAAGAAGGTCAAGCGCAAGCGTGTGCGCAAGTACATCATGTCCGGTGGCCGAGTGCTTGAGGACGCTGGCTACATCGCAGGCAACTGCATTCCCATCGTCGTGGTCTACGGCAAGCGGTGGTTCGTCGATAACGTCGAGCGCTGCATGGGCCACGTGCGCCTGGCCAAGGATGCTCAGCGCCTGAAGAACATGCAGCTCTCAAAGCTTGGCGAGATCAGCGCACTGTCCAGCGTTGAAAAGCCGATCCTCACGCCTGAGCAGGTGGCTGGCCATCAGGTCATGTGGTCCGAGGACAACCTCAAGGATTACCCATACCTGCTGGTCAATCCGATCACAGGGCCAAACGGTGAGCAGACGATCAGCGGTCCGATTGCCTACACCAAGTCGGCGGCCATCCCGCCTGCAATGGCTGCTCTCCTACAGATCACCGAGACAGATATGCAGGACATCTTGGGCAATCCCCAAGGTGCAGACAAGATGGTCAGCAACATCTCCGGCAAGGCCGTTGAGATGATTCAGGCTCGAGTCGATGGCCAGGCCTACATCTACATGAGCAACTTTGCCAAGGGCATGAAGCGCTGCGGCGAGATTTGGCTCTCGATGGCCAGGGACATCTACACCGAAGAAAAGCGCAAGATGAAGACGGTTACGCCAACTGGCGAGGCTGGCATGGTCGAGTTGATGCAGCCAGCCATCGACCAGGAAACTGGCGAAGTGGTCATGCAAAACGACCTGTCGAGCGCAACCTTTGATGTGGTCGCAGACGTTGGCCCGTCCAGCTCGAGCAAGCGCCAGGCGACCGTCAGGGCGCTGACCGGAATGCTCTCGATAACGCAAGACCCAGAGACAGCCCAGGTTCTGACGGCGATGGCCATGATGAACATGGAGGGCGAGGGCGTCGGCGATGCCAATGCCTACTTCCGCAAGAAGCTGCTGCGCATGGGCGTGGTCGAGCCGACCGAGGAAGAAGCCAAAGAACTCATGGCCGAAATGCAGGGCAAGCCCCAAGACCCGAATGCCATGTACCTCCAGGCCGCTGCTGAGGAGGCCACCGCCAAGGCGGCGCAGGCCCGTGCCAATACGGTGAAAACCGTGGCCGATGCAGAACTCAGCCGTGCCAAAACCCTCGAGACGCTCGGCAAGGTTGACGAGACAGCCCAGAATATGGCGCTCACAAATGCAGAGGCCGTGCAGGAGATTCTGCAAGGCCAGATTATTCAGCCTGTTGTCAGGTAACTGAAAACGGGAGAGAATGTGATAAACGGCATCCACCCAGCCGTGTCAATGGGTGAGTTTGATGGGGTCAGAGAATGAGTAAAAAGGCAGTATCAGGAGATGAAAGCCAGGACGATGAAACCGTAGTCATTGAGGACGAAGGCCAAGAAACTGAGCAAACCACCGACGAGTACCAATCCGAAGGTGACCAGGACGAAGGCCAGAATACTGAAGATGGCGAAGGAGAACCGGACGAGGTAATTGTCTCCATTGGTGAGGAAGCGCCACCTCCCGAAGAACAGACTCATGCGCCTGAATGGGTGCGCGAGCTGCGTAAGACGAACCGAGAATTGCAACGTCAGAACCGAGAGCTACAGAACAAGCTGCAGACAACCGCACAGACTGAGACCAAGCCGGTCGTGCTGGGACCGAAGCCGAAGCTGGAAGATCACGACTACGACGCTGAGAAATTTGAGTTAGCACTGGCTGATTGGTTTGAGCGCAAGCGAAAAGCCGATGAGATCAAAGCCGCGCAGGAAGCTGAAGTTATGAATCAGCAGAAGGCGTGGAAGGCCAAACTGGATAGCTACGGCAGGGCGAAAGCTGAGCTGAGAGTCAAAGACTTTGAAGATGCCGAGGCAGTGGCCCAGGAACTATTCAACGTCACCCAGCAAGGCGTGGTGCTACAAGGTGCAGATAACCCTGCGCTCGTCATTTACGCACTCGGCAAGAATCCAAAGAAGGCCAAGGAGCTGTCCGAGATCAAAGACCCCGTGAAGTTTGCCTTTGCGGTAGCGAAACTGGAGAAGGAATTGAAAGTTACCAACCGTAAGGCAGCCCCGCCACCCGAGAGAGTCGTGTCAGGAACTGGCAGAGTATCTGGGGCGGTGGACTCAACCCTTGAACGGCTGCGCGAAGAAGCAGCTCGTACTGGCAACATGACGAAAGTCCTCCAGTACAAGCGGCAGAAACAAGCGGCATCCAGAAACTGATTTTTTGAAATAGGAGCCAATCATGGCCAATAGTTTTTCCAAAGAAGAGCGCGTTGCGTTTGAAGACATCCTCGAAGGTTTCCAAGACCTGCTGGTGCTGTCGCGTCACGTGAACATCTACAACACCGACCAGACGATGATGGCTCGTACAAACGACACCATCTGGCGTCCGATGCCCTACATCGCTCAGTCCCAGAACAGCACCCCTGGCACGCCTGTGACGTATCAGAACATGACCCAGTTGTCTGTTCCTGCTACGTTGGGTTTCAGCCAGACCGTGCCCTGGACCATGACCACCCTTGACCTGCGCGATGCGCTGCAAGAAGGCCGTTTGGGCGAGTCTGCCAAGCAGAAGCTGGCCTCCGACATCAACGTGGCGATCATGAACACCGCAGCCGCACAAGGCACGCTGGTGGTTCCTGTGGCCACCGCTGCCGGTGACTATGACGATGTTGCTCTGTGCGACACCATCATGAACGAGCAGGGCGTGCCTGACTACGACCGTTTCCTGGGCCTGTCCAGCCGTGACTACAACGGTCTGGCCGGTAATCTGTCCCAGGCCTCGCGTTCGTTCGGCAACCAGAAGTCTGATCGTGCATACGAGCGCAACTTCGTCGGCATGGTCGCTGGTTTCGATACCTACAAGTTCGACTACGCCAACCGCATCGCTGTGGCCGCTGGTGGTGTCACCACCATCGACACCACTGGTGCCCAGGCTCAGTACGTGCCGCAGGCCACCTCGACCTCGGTCGGCGGCCAGATCAACGTGGACAACCGCTACCAGTCTGTCGTCGTGTCCAACACGGCTGGCATTGTGGCTGGCGATTGCTTCACCATTGACGGCATCGAGGCAGTGCATCACATCACCAAAGTGTCCACCGGCCAACTGAAGACCTTCCGTGTCATCAGCGTGACCAACGGCACCACGATGGTGATCAGCCCCCCGATCATTGCAGCCACCGCACCGGCCACCGATGCAGAACTGCAGTACAAGAACGTGGAGCTGGTCTCTGCCTCTGGCGCTGCACCTATCAACTGGCTGAACACTGGCGCTTCGGCGATCAACGTGTTCTGGCAGCGCGATGCTCTGGAGATTCTGCCTGGCCGCTATGCCGTCCCGTCCGATGCTGGAACCGCAGTGATGCGTGCCACTACCGACCAGGGCGTCGAGCTGGTGATGCAGAAGTTCTACGACATCGACAGCATGGTCATCAAGTACCGCCTTGATACCCTGTTCGGTGTGGTCAACAAGCAGCCTGAGATGTCGGGTATCCTGTTGTTCAATCAGCCCTAAGCTGAGCTAGAGAGGAAGGGGCTTCGGCCCCTTCTTCTTTCCACATTCCAAGGAGCGCACCATGCCGTTGACCAAAGGTTACTCGCAGAAATCCATCAGCAAGAACATCTCCAAAGAGATGAAGGCTGGAATGCCTCAGAAGCAGGCCGTGGCCGTGGCTTTGTCCACCGCACGCAAGGCCGCCATGAAGGCTGGCAAGCCCAGCAAAGCACCGGCCAAGGCCATGAAGGGCAAGAAGTGAAAGCCGGTCTGTACGCGAACATTCACGCCAAGCGTGAGCGCATCGAGCGCCAGAAGGCTGCAGGCAAGACGCCTGAGCGTATGCGCAAGCCTGGCACAAAGGGCGCACCGACCAAGGCCGCATTCGTGGCGGCAGCAAAGACAGCGAAGGCAAAGAAATGAGCGTGTTCCCGTTATTGGTCTACAAAAGCCCAGGCATCTACAAGAAGCCAAACGGGAAAACCTACGGCTTTGTCAGTGTGCAAGGCCAGGACGAACTGGACGAGAAACTGGCCACAGGCTGGCATCTGTCATCTGCTGAGGCCATTGAGGCAGCAGGCGACAGCGCCATCCCTCCAGCCAAACCCAGGCCAAAGTGGGCCACCAAGCATGCCAAAAAGAAGAAGCCAGCAAAGCCGCTGGACTGGCGTGAGCAGGCCAAGGCGAAAGCCAAGGCCGCTGCAGCAGCATCTGCTCCGGTGGCAGAGCCTGAGCCGGAGCAGATCGCAGACTATGCACCACCAACCCGTGCTGAGCTGGAGGCCAAGGCCACAGAACTCGGCATCCGATTTGATGGTCGCACAAGGGACAAAAAGCTGGGACAATTGATCCAAGATCGGCTGTCCGAGCAAACAGGAGAATGACATGGGATGGACCAAGCGCCAATTCATCGAGCAAGCCTTCGACGAGATCGGCTTGGCCTCCTACGCTTTCGATCTGACGCCAGAGCAGATGCAGTCTGCACTGCGCAGGCTCGACACCATGATGGCCGCCTGGAATGCTTTTGGCATCCGACTGGCATACCCGCTGCCATCCAGCCCACAGGACAGCGATCTGGACGAGCAGACCAACGTGCCGGACAGCTCCAACGAGGCCATCTACACCAACCTGGCCATCAAGCTGGCCCCGAGCTACGGCAAGCAGGTGATGCCAGACACCAAGATGACAGCGAAAGAGTCCTACAACACGCTCCTGTCCCGTGCGGCCATGCCGATGCTCCAGCAAATGCCTGGAACCATGCCGTCCGGTGCAGGCAACAAGCCCTGGCGCGTCTACGACGATCCGTTCCTGCGCCAACCCATCGATCCAGTCCTGGCAGGCCAGGATGGCCCACTCGAGTACAACTGAGGAAAAGCAGTCATGCCAACGATCAACCAACTATCCCCACTTTCTCAAGTCTCTGGTGGCGATCAGCTCCCAATCTACGTGCCGAACAATGGCGATGCACGCAGGGTTTCGATCACGCAGCTTCTGCAGTACTTCCAGCAGACGTTTGCGGCTCCGACAGTGGCCACGAACCTGTACACGCCAGGAACCGGCTTCAACATCACAGTGCCGACACCGACAACCGAGCAGCAGTGGATGCTGATCCAGCCTGCTGGCACCTTGGCCGCTGGCACGATCACACTGCCTCTGAACACTGGCGTGCCTGATGGCACCCAGGTGCTGGTGACCACCACCCAGATCATCACCACCTTTACGCTAGCCCTGAATGGTGCAGCAGCAGCATTCGGTGCGCCGACCACATTGGCCGCCAATGCCTTCTTTACGATGCGCTACTATCAGGCTACAAATAGTTGGTATCGGGTGGCCTGATCATGGCCACGAAAGACAGCCGCCTTGCTCGAGTTGGCGTGGAGGGCTACAACAAGCCAAAGCGCACGCCATCACATCCGACCAAAAGCCACGTTGTTGTGGCCAAGGTCGGCGACCAAGTGAAGACGATTCGCTTCGGCCAGCAGGGCGTTTCTGGCAGCCCAAAGAAGGAAGGCGAGTCCAAGGCCGACAAGGCTCGGCGCGAGTCGTTCAAGGCCAGGCACGCTGCCAACATTGCCAAGGGCAAGATGAGTGCTGCATACTGGGCAAACCGCGAAAAATGGTGACCTGAATGCAAGTTCCAATCCTCTCCGGCATCTACGCTGACAACACGCCAGAGTTGCGCACAGCATACCCTGTGAACATGGTTCCTGTGCCAAAGGCATCTGGCATCAGCAATGGCTTTCTTCGGCCAGGCGACGGCATAGTGGCCAACGGCACAGGCCCAGGAGTGGACCGTGGCGGCATCAACTGGCAAGGCGTCTGCTATCGGGTCATGGGCACAAAGCTGGTGACCGTGGCAAGCAATGGCACGGTGACCGTGCTTGGTGATGTTGGTGGGCCAACAACCGAGCTGGTAACGTTTGACTACAGCTTCGATGTGCTGGCCATTGCGTCTGGTGGCCGCCTGTACTACTGGATTCCAGTCAACACAACAGCGACCAGCGTCTGGAACCCAACTGCTCCAATCTTGAGACAAGTCACTGACCCAGACCTTGGCGTGGTGCTTGATGTTGTCTGGGTGGATGGATACTTCATGACAACAGACGGCGAGTTTCTTGTTGTCACAGAACTGTTAGACCCAACTCAGGTCAACCCGCTGAAGTATGGCACCTCTGAAGTTGACCCAGACCCTGTGGTGGCGCTGCTTAAGTTGCGCAACGAGGTCTATGCGCTGAACAGCAACACCATTGAGGTGTTTGACAATGTTGGAGGAACGCTGTTCCCGTTCAACCGCATCGATGGCGCACAGATTCAGAAGGGCGTGGTTGGTACGTTTGCCTGCTGCGTCTTCACTGAGCGCATTGCGTTCTTGGGCAGTGGCCGCAATGAAGCGCCAGGCATTTACGTTGGCGCAGCGGCGATAGCACAGAAGATCAGCACGCAAGAGATTGACAACCTGCTGCTGCAATACACCGAGGCGCAACTGGCCACGGTCAAGTTAGAGTCACGCAACGACAAGGCGCACCAGCACCTCTACGTCCATTTGCCAGACCGCACGATCGTCTACGATGCAGCGGCCAGCGAGGCACTCGAGCAGCCTGTCTGGTTCACGCTCACCAGCACCGTGGTCGGATTCAGCCAGTACCGCGCACGCAATCTGGTCTGGTGCTACGACAAATGGCTGGTCGGCGATCCGCAGTCCAGCTCCATCGGATACTTGGTGCAGGACATCGGCCACCATTGGGGTCAGCAGGTGCGCTGGGAGTTCGGCACGATCATTGTCTACAACGAGGGAAATGGAGCAATCTTCAACCGCCTCGAGTTGGTCGCACTGACCGGCAGCGTGGCGCTGGGCAAGAACCCGCAGATCAGCACCAGCTACAGCGTCAACGGCCTGTCCTGGAGCCAGGACCGCAGCATCAGTGTCGGCACCATAGGAAACACAGCCAAGCGACTGGCATGGTTCCAGCAGGGCCACATGCGCAATTGGCGCATCCAGCGATTCCGTGGAGACAGCGATGCCCATGTGTCGTTTGCTCGGCTCGAGGCACAGATTGAGGCGTTGGCGTACTGATGGCAACCGCACCAGTCTCCCGCAGGCTGAACCTGACACGAGACCAACTCGCGCAGTTTCTGACCGACCAGCAGCAGATCAGACAGTTTGAGCTGCTGTTTTCGGTCGTGGACGAACTGCAGGTAATCACCGGCACAGATTTCGAGTACCAGGCCGATACAGCGGCGGCCACTGCCAATGATGCTTTGGGACGCATCGCTGCGCTGGCGCAGGAGGTGGCTGTCTCTGACTCTGTTACAGACGTAAAAGCAACACAAGCGCTGGACCAGATTGCCATGCTGGCGCAAGAAACTGCAGTCAGCATTGCGTCAGCAGAAAACAAGGCCAATCAAGCATTGGCCATGCTAGGCCAACTTGCCACGGCTGTCGAAGGTCTGCAAATGACACCACCGCCACGCGAGTTCAAGCGTTCTCGCTATGGTTCGTTCTACGACAGCACCACGCAGACGGCAGCGGTGATTAACACCGCATACGGCATTACTTTTGACACGACAGACCTTAGCAACGGTGTCTACGTTGGCAGCCCAACGTCGCGCATTTACGTCGATGAGTCATCTTTGTACGATATTCAGTTTTCCGCTCAGTTCGACAACACATCGGGCGGCGATCACTTGGCGTGGCTTTGGCTGCGAAAGAACGGCACCGATGTCGCAGACTCTGCTGGGGAAATACGACTCAAAGGGAACAATGGGGAACTGGTTGCGTCGTGGAACTACTTCATAGAGCTGGTCGCAGGCGATTACGTTGAAATTATGTGGTCAACAGATAATACGGCGGTGCAAATTACCGCCAGACCAGCAGTAGCACCTGTTCCAGCAATCCCGTCCATCATCCTCACTGTGTCAAACAACATTAAAGGAGTCCAGTAAATGACTGTCACCCTCAAAACCCTTGTTCCTCCCAAGCAGATGGAGGCCACCCAGACCACGCAGTACACAGCCACTGCCGCCAAGGCGCTGATTGACAAGGCCACCGTCACCAACACCGACACTGTAAATCGCAGCTTCAGTGTGAACCTGGTGCAGGTAAGTGGCAGTCCTGGCAATTCAAATCTGATCATTGATGACCGCACGGTCGTTCCTGGTGAGACATACTTGTGCCCAGAACTTATTGGTCAAGAATTGGACGTTGGTGCATTCATCAGCACTGTGGCCAGCAATGCCACCTCGCTGACGCTGCGAGTGTCTGGCCGCGAGATCACATAAAGGAGTAAGACATGGACTACGCAAAGATGCCAAAGATGATGATTTCTGGGTTTGGTGGCATTCCTTACGAGGAAGAGTTTCTGACCACAGCTGAGAACAAGAAAAACACCCAGGTCGCCATCGACGACTGGATGCTTGGACCTGAGAACCCGAGCAACGAGCCGACCGCCAACAAGACATTCTGGATGGCTGTTGGCAAGGCCATGCAATGCGATGAGAAAGAGGCTCGTCGTCGGCGCTGCTCGAACTGCGAGTATTACGACAACTCGGTCGAGATGCAGGTCAAGATGGAGCGCATCCCACGCAATGAGTGGGACACGGACGCAGGTTTCAGGGGCTACTGCGAAAAGCTCGAGTTCATCTGCCACGATCTACGGGTCTGCCAGGCCTGGGAAGAGCGCGAAGACGAAGAAGATTGACGGATTGTTGAAATGTGGGAAAATGCAGCCGCTGAGCCTATCGAGCCGCCAGCAGCTCACCCTGAACAGGAGTTGCGCATGACTGGTGTCGATTGGCTGAAGGAGAACCTGCAAAGGTCTCTTGCGCTTCCTGCGCCAGCCGTCGAGTGGCTGCTCATGCTCTATGGCGCAATTCAGGTCTTTGACGATGTTGCCGATGGCGATCCAGTTGAGCGCGAAGACCTCAATGCGGTAATCTGGAATAGCCTGGTAGGCATGGGCCAGAACGCATTCTGGCAGGCAAACGCACCCACACTTTCACCCATCGTGGCCTCGATGATTCTCAAATGGCAGGCATCTGACCAGGCCGAGAGAGCAGGCAAAGCCGATGCACGATCATTTGTATGGCGTGCCGGATACTATGACGTTGTGCTGATCGCTGTGGCGCTGTGCCACGGTACTCAGCGTGCTACAGAAGCGGCGTCTCAAGTCATGGACCTGTATGGCGAGACGCTCGAAGACTACATGAAGGAGTTCAGCCATGCCTGATCCAGTCACTGGCTTAATCGTTGGAGGCACTCAACTGCTTGGCGGCATGATGCAGGCCGATGCAGCAAGCGAAGCCGCAGGTATCCAAGCAGGCGCAGCAGGCGCAGGCATTGAAGAGCAGCGCAGGCAGTTTGATGCCTTGCAAGCCTTGCTCAAGCCTTACCGAGAGGCTGGCCTTCCTGCATTGGCGCAGCAGCAGGCGCTGCTTGGCCTACAAGGCCCAGAGGCAGAGCAGGCGGCCATTGAGCGCATCAGAGGCGGTGAGACATTCCAGGCGCTGGCCCAGCAAGGCGAGGAAGCATTGCTGCAGCGTGCATCTGCCACTGGTGGCTTGCGTGGCGGCAACATCCAGGCCGCACTTGCCCAGTTCAGGCCAGAACTTTTGTCCAGCCTTATTGAGCAGCAATATGGACGCCTTGGCGGCATGACCACATTGGGCCAGCGTTCTGCTGCCGGTGTTGGCGCTGCTGGTATGGAGACAGGCTCCACCATCAGCAATCTGCTGGCCCAGCAGGGCGCAGCCCGTGCCGGTGGCGAGTTGGGCGAGGCCAAGGCCTATCGCCAGCTGTTAAATATCCCAGCCCAGCTGGCTGGTATGAGGGCTGGTGGTGGATTTGGAGGAGGTGGTGCTGCTGCTGGTGGTGGCTTAATGAGTGAGTTAGCAGGATATGGAGTCTTCTAAATATGGCGATCAATCCACTACAAGCACCGATCAACTACACAGTTGATGTCCAGAGTCCTTTTGAGGCTGCACTCAGTGGCGTCAAACTTGGCGCTGGCTTAGAAGAACTCGAGGTTGCAAGACAGAAGCGTGCTATGGAGGCGCAGCAGATACAGGCCGCGCAGGCACAACAACGTCAGTTCCAGTCTGGCCTTAACTCGTTCTTTGCCAAGCCACCGGCAGAGCGCAAGTTCGAAGAACTTCAGCCATTGCTAATCGGAGCAAACAAGCAGCAGTTTGATGCACTCAAGCTGATTGGCGAGAACATGGGCGCTGAAAAGCTGGCATCGTCCAAGCGCTTCACTTCGCAGGTTTTGCTTGGCCTCGAGGCCAACCCAGAGACAGCAAAAACGATGCTGCAAGAGCGCATTGATGCCGAGACAGACCCGAACCAAAAACGTGCTTTCCAGGACATTCTGACGATTGCCAATCAAAGCCCAGCGCAAGCTGCCAGGCTTGTTGAGTCGCTTGGGGCTGGCACGTTTGGCAAGGACTGGTACGAGGGCATCACATCAGTTCGTGCAGAGCGCAGAACTGAGGCTGAGTCTGTTCCAAAACTGATGGAGTTGCAGGCCAAAGCGCAAGAGGCTGTGCAGAAGGCCACGAATGCTGTTCTCACGGCAGAAAGTGACATTGCTAAGGCAGAAGCACAAGCATTGCTCGAGCAGGCCAAGGCAGACGAGGCGGTAGCAAATGCTCGAGTGGCACAAGCAACCGTTGGAACCAGGGTTGGCAAAGCAGCCAGCGAAGCCGAAGTGGCTGCAGTCAATGCAAGATTCGCTGAGCAGTTGGCAAAGGCCGGA